TGCTAAGATTAAAAACTCTGCCCATGCAATGTTATATTATAACACTCACACGGCGCGTTGTACGCGCGTAGGATTTTACCATGACCCGAAAGCAACGCACAGACACCGTGGCGGGAGAGTTGATCAGCATGGAATCGGCATTGGCCGGCCCTTTGCAGCCGCCAGAGCACGTAACCCTTAGGCCCGGAGACCTGCCGTTCTGGGAGTCCATCGTACTGGCGCGCGCCCGTGACAGATGGGACACGTCCGACCTTGAGATCGCTGCGAACCTGGCGCGCTGCAAGGCGGATATTGAGCGGCTACAAGGCGAGATCGACGGCGAGGGGGACGTGATCGAAAATGCAAGGGGTACGCCTATCGTTAACCCCAAGCACCAGCTCCTTGAGACGCTCAGCCGTAGAGCCGTCGCCCTCTCGCGGATGCTGCACGTCCACGCTGAGGCCAAGCAAGGGCAGAGCGCCAAGCAAGGCGCGTCGCTCAGCGCCGAGAAGGCTGCCCGCAAGGCTATTGGTGACGGGAAGGTGGCCGGTAACAGTCTGATCGCGAGGCCTCAGCATTGAAAAACCCGGCTATATTGTCTGGCCCGTCGCCGGTTATCCGGGATTTATCGGGCATTGAGTACGCCGATATGACGCGGGGCGAGCGGGTAATCACGTTCATCCACGAGTTTTGCGTGGTGCCGGAGGGTGATTTTGTTGGAAATCCTGTCGTTTTGGAGGATTTTCAGAAGAAGTTTATCCTTGCCGTTTACGACAATCCTGCCGGAACCGACACAGCCATCCTCTCGATCGCGCGGAAAAACGCCAAGACGGGGACGATTGCGTTTTTGCTACTTGCCCACATCGTCGGGCCGGAGGCGATACAAAACAGCCGCATCGTGTCAGGGGCCATGAGCCGTGAGCAGGCGGCGGAGGTGTACAACCTCGCGAGCAAGTGCGCGGCGTTGTCTGAGGGGCTGCGCGACATCATAAAGCCTGTACCATCAAGCAAAAAGCTAATTGGCCTGCCGATGAACGTGGAGTACCAAGCCATCAGCGCGGAAGGCAAGACCGCTCACGGTAAGTCCCCAGTGCTCGCGCTGCTGGATGAGGTCGGGCAGGTGCGCGGCCCGCAGTCAGATTTTATCGACGCTATAACCACTGCGCAGGGCGCGTACAGCAACCCCTTGTTGATCTACATCAGTACGCAGGCGGCAGCCGATGGCGACCTGTTCTCGGTCGCTATTGACGACGCCAAGACTAACAAGCCTCCTAAAACAGTCTGTCACGTCTATACAGCCGCCAAGGATGCTGACATGCTGGATGAGCAGCAGTGGCACGCCGCGAATCCGGCGCTTGGCAAGTTCCGAAGCCTTGCGGATATGCGAAAGCAAGCCGAGAAAGCGGCGCGGATGCCGTCTTTTGAAAATACCTTCCGCAATCTTAATCTTAACCAGCGCGTATCCACGTTCGCGCCGTTCGTCTCGCTGGGCGTGTGGGAGGGCAACGGGGCGGCACCAGAAAGCATGAGCGGGTTCGAGCTTTATGGCGGACTCGACCTCTCGTCCCGAACAGACTTAACATCTTTCGTGCTAGTCGGAACCAGAGACGGGAAAACGCGAGTCTGGCCATATTTCTGGACACCGCTTGGCGGCATAAAAGACCGGGCTCATAGGGATAAAAACCCCTACGAAGACTGGGCGCGTGAAGGATTTCTGAGGACAACGACCGGGAACACTGTCAGATATGACCAAGTAGTTCAGGACATCAGAGAGATAATCGAGGGGCTCGACGTTAAGCTGATCGCCTTTGACCGCTGGCGAATCGACGTGTTCAAGGCAGAGGCCGAGCGCGCTGGCGCTGATTTTCCCCTGGTGGAGTTCGGCCAAGGCTTCAAGGACATGGCCCCGGCAATTGACCACATGGAAGAGTTACTGATAAACTACGACATGGCGCACGGTATGCACCCAGTGCTGACCATGTGCGCGGCCAATGCCGTCGTGATCAAGAATCCGGCGGGTGAGCGCAAGCTGGATAAGTCAAAGGCAACCGGCAGGATTGATGGGATGGTAGCGATGGCAATGGCACTCGGCGCAATGGGCAAGCAGGTGAAAGAAACCAAAAAGCCTAATGACGTGCTCGGCTTTCTCGACAGNTTGGGGCGCACCTAATGGCGTGGTGGAACGTGTTCCGCAGCGGCGGCGCATTGGCGTACCGCCGTGGCGTACAGTCAACCGTGCCGATGGCCGCGCTCGTTGAGGACACTCGCGACGTTGGCCCAGATGGTGCGTTGCAGCTTTCGCCGGTCTGGGCGTGCGTTGACCGACGGGCCAGCATGGTCGCCTCTTTGCCTTTTTTTGTTTATGAAAACAAAANCGGCGTCCGCACCTTAGCCCGCCAAGACCGGCTGTATTTTTTACTGCACGAATCCCCAAATTCACGGATGACGCCTTACGAATTTTGGCGTGCCTTGATGGTCAATCACGACCTGCGCGGGAACGCTTACGCTCGAATTGTGCGTGATGACAAAGGCGAGGCGCTGGCCATGTGGCCGATGCCATCCGATCAGGTTNAGATGGTCGTCATGGATGACGGCGCACTCGTCTACCACTACAGGGTAGGCCAAGACATCGCCGTATTGGCTGAGTCCAATGTGCTGCACCTCAAGGGCCTTGGTAATGGGACAACGGGTCTCTCCAAGCTGGACTACATGCGCGCCACCACCGACGAGATGGCCAAGGCGCAAAGCAACGCCACAAAGGTCTTCGGCAATTCCGGCAAGCCTACTGGCGTGCTCATGATCGACCACACGCTGACGCAAGAGCAGCGGGATTCGGTTAGGCAAGAGTTTTCATCGCTCAGCACCGGCCCGACTGCAAGGTTGGCCGTGCTTGAAGCCAACATGAAATATCAACAACTCTCGATAAGCCCAGAGGATCAGCAGTTGCTTGAGTCTCGGAAGTTCGGGGTTGAAGAAATATGCAGATGGTTCGACGTGCCGCCAGTGCTGGTGCACCACAGTAACGTGACCACGTGGGGCAGCGGGATTGAGCAGATTGTTGACGGCTTTCACAAGCTCACAATTCGCCCCATGCTCATCAGCATTGAGCAGGCGGTAAGAAAGCGCGTGATGACCGCTGGCCAGCGTGCTCGGCTTTCCGCTGAGTTTAGCCACGATGCGCTACTTCGCGGAAACATAAAAGACAGAATGGAAGTCTACAGCAAGGCCGTTCAGAACGGGCTAAAAACCCGCAACGAGTGCCGCCAGCTTGAGAACGACCCGCCTATCAAGTACGGCGACGAACTTACCGCACAAAGCAACCTTGTCCCCTTATCGCGACTCGGGGCGGCACCCGGAGTACCAACACTATGATGATTCATAAAACGCTTTCGTTGACCGACGTATCGCTAAAAATGGAAGGCGACGCGGGTACGTTTACCGGCTACGCCTCCGTTTTTGGCGGCGTCGATTCCTACGGCGACACGATCCTAAAGGGCGCATTTGTTGACACGTTGAAAGAAAACGGCGCACCAAAAATGTTTTTCAATCACTCGTGGGATTTGCCGATAGGTAAATGGACATCGCTGATCGAAGATGATATTGGGCTGCTTGTATCCGGCGAGCTTACGCCGAACCTCTCGCTATCCGCTGACGTTCGCGCATCAATGAAGCACGGAACGATCGACGGCTTGAGCATCGGCGGCTTTCTTTCAAAAAACGATTATCAGGAAACGGAAGCCGGTGGCCGCATTATTACAAAATGGACGCGGCTAATGGANATATCNCCNGTCGCGTTCCCTGCNGATGGCTCAGCGCGNATTGATANGGCGAGCGTGAAGGGNGAAGATTTGGCAGACGCCATAAAAGANATTGAGACNGTACGAGATTTTGAGCGTTTCTTGCGGGATGCAGGCGGCCTCAGNAAAGGAGCGGCGGTATCGCTAGTCGCTCGCGCTAAAGCAGTATTTTCAGGCGAGGGTGATCCCGCCAAAGCTGCCGAGGTGAAGGCACTCTCTGAAATAGAGGCGCGAATTGCGCGAATCGTTTCNATGGGTGAGCGTTAAAATCCCGCAAAAAACTCAGCCCTTGGAGGGCAAACATCATGGAACTTGAAAAGATTGCAAAGGGTCTCGACTCTGTTGANCAAGCNCTGAAAACGATGGCCGAGAANGCCGAAGGCCAGGCGCGTGAAAACGGTAAGGTGTCCGCCGACACCACCGCCGCTATTGATGCCGTTGGCGTAAAGCAGTTAGAACTTGCTGACCGTCTTGCCCAGCTTGAGCAGAAGGGTTTCGCCCCAGCACAGGTGGCCGGTGTTGATTCGCTTGGCGACCAGTTGGTAAAGGCCGATGCCCTGAAGAATTATCAGAGCGGCCAGTCCACCAAGTGCCGCGTTGAGTTGAAGAACACCATCGTCGGCGCAGATGCGACCGTTGCGCCTGATCGCAAGCCGGGTGTAGTGCCAGGCGCGGCCCCTATGCTAACGCTTGAAGCGTTTTTGAACGCCAGCCCTACTAGCTCGAATGCAATCGAGTTCACCAAGGAACTCGCGTTCACCAACAACGCTGTAGAAGTTGCAGAGGGCGGCGCTAAAACTGAGTCGGCCATCACCTTCTCGCTTGTATCTATGCCGGTCAGCACGGTCGCGCATTGGCTCAAGATCAGCAAACAACTCGCCGGTGACAATGCGGCACTTGCCGCCTACGTCAACAACCGCATGGTTTACGGCGT